GAAGCTGAAGCTGCTACACGTGGTGGAGTTTCCTTAGGAATGTTGGACTAATATGGCTATTGATAAGGTAACTGGTAAACGACAAAAATTAGTAAAGACCGAAATTGAAAAGAAAGAAGAAAAAAGAAAGAAGGCTTTACCTAAGTTTGATACTAAATATGAAGAAGAGTTAATTAAGCAACTTTTTGAGGAAGACCAAAAGAAGCAAGATATAGATAATTTTGAAAACATGATTCCAGAGTATTCTGGACCTTTTGTACATCATGAGAGACCTGGAGAGGAATGGGACGTTCCAATAACAGAAGAAATTCAGTATTTTGATCCAGAACTATCCTACGAATTAACTGGATATCGTCCAATTAATATGACGAAAGGACTGGATTTTGATCCAACACCTTTCTGCGAAATGGCAAATATTTATAATTCTACTGGAAGATATACAAATTTTCCAGAATGAACAAAACCGTGACACGATTTATGAACCAGAGAAAAGAATAGAATGAATAATGGTTATATAGTTGGAAAATATAGAATAACTGGAGATAACTATTATTATTTGAATTACTATCGGATGGAAGTTATTGATGAAGACGCTATATCTGGTGCTGGTCGTCATTATGATTTTCCTAAATTTTTATCTAAACAATATGAGTGATTTCATTATTTAGAAATGGCGGAAAGACTATGCTTAAACGCAATAGCACTTAAATCTCGTGGTGTGGGATGGTCCGAAATGACCGCAGCAACAGTTGTAAGACCATATACTACAAAAAAAGCATATCGTGCAGTTCTTACAGCATTTGATGATACAAAATTAACTTCTTTAAAACGTAAGTGCTGATACCAACTAGACTGGCTAAACACGAATACGTCTGGTGGTTTAAGACACGTTAGACAAAAACTTAATAATGATGATACAAAAAGAGCCTCAAAAGTTAGTAGAGATGGAACCGAATCCGGATGAATGAGTGAAATTCATACAATCATTGCCGATAAGCCTGGAAAAATTAGAGGTGATCGTACTGATAGATTGATATATGAAGAGGCTGGATCTAATCCCATCCTATCTGCTTCCTGAATTCAAGGAGATTCCCTCGTAGAACTTGGTGGTAGACACTTTGGCACAAAAATAGGATTAGGAACTGGCGGTGATGATATGGCACTATCTGGATTGGCCGATGCTTTTACAAACCCAAAAGCATTCAAAGTATTGCCATTTAAGAATTACGATACTTATGACGGTAATCCTGAATTAACTGCGTTCTTTCTTCCAGCACATAAATTTGCTTTGGTATCTAAATATCTAGATTCTAGAGGTGTAACCAACTATATAGAATTCAAAAAGTATTATGAAGATTATCGTGCGTCTTTAAGTGGACAAAAATATCTTGATGAATGTGCTGAACACTGTTTTGTTCCAGAAGAAGCATTAGCAAAAACTGGTGCGAATGTATTTGATTCTGAATTGGTTTCTCAACAAATGGTGAATATTAAAATTCATGGTGCTGGAGAAAGGATAGTTCCTACTGCACTAGAATGAGATAAGAATTCACCAAAATATAGTAAAGTAAATTCTTATGAATCAGCATCTTCTAAATTACTTGTAGTAGAACCACCTCAGAGAGATCCAGATGGAAATGTATGAAAGAATTTGTATGTAGCAGGAATCGACTCCATTGATATGGGAACGGATAATTCTGCAGAAGAAAACGATGTATCTGATTTCTGCATTGTAATTAAAAGACGTGTATTTGGAGATCAAGAACCTAAATATGTAGCTGTTTATAAAGATAGACCTAGAGATATCCGAGTTGCATACATGATTGCTCTTAAATTGCTCACATGATATAATTGTCAAGCAATGCTCGAGTTTACCAAGATTACTTTTCAACAGTTTTTAAGAGAAAGAAATAAAGAGAACCTTTTAATGAGTAGACCAGAATATGCGGTTTCTGTTAGATCTAGAAAGAAAGTTACTAAACGCTTAATTGGTATTCCTAGTACAGAAGCTGTTATTAAACATGGACTAGAATTAATAAGTTCGTTTTTAAGTGACTATTATTATACAATTGATTATCCAGAAATGCTCGAAGAACTTCTAAAATACACCTATGAAAATAAACGTAAATTTGATATGATTGCAGCTATGTCTTGCTGCGAAATAGGTGATGAAACATTAACTGGAATTGGTCCTTCCAAGCCTGTGGTTACACAAAAGACTTGACAGGATATTGGTTGGTATAAAAACGAAAAAGGTTATCTACAATATGGAATTATTCCTAATAAAAATATATTATAATGACAGAGTTAGAACATGAGGTTTTGTGTATAATTAATGAAGTTACAGAAAACTGTTATATAGGTAAATTAAAGGTTTTAGTTACCCCACCAGAAAGGCATCCTTGTGATTCAGATTGTACTCCAGTAAACGATACTATATACGAGCTCTATCTATATTTAGATAGATGGCACACACCGATTGTTCTTTCTTATGAAGGTACTGAAGAAGAATTTAAGAATTTTATAAGACGCGAGATTAAAAAGAATAAATATGAAAAGATTCATTTTTATAAGATAACTCGTGAGCCGATCGTTATTGAAGAAGAAATTGAACGGGACGATGAATAAACAAAAAGAAATAGAACAAATAAATAAGTGTATATCTGAACTTGTTTATGATAAAGTAGGACTTAGAAAAGCATATAATTACTATCACGGTAAGAGAGATGCTGAACAATTTAAATACTTAGAGGAAAATTTTGGAATCGGAGTCCCAACGTCCATTAGTTTTACACCACTTATGAAAAAGCACATTGATGTTTTAGTTGGAGAATATCTAGAACTAGAACCAGAAATGCAAGTGACCTGTAAAGACGATGAAACGGTTTCTAAAATTCAAAGAGATAAACAATTAAAGATAGATGCAGAAATGCATTCGTTTTTAACAAAGTATTTGCATCACGCTTTAATTGATATATTAATGGGTTCAAAAGAACCAGTAAATGACCCATACGTTGAAAAAGAACTTGAAAGAATTAAGAACAACGTTGAAAATTCTTTTGAATCTGAATATGAAATAGCTGCACAAAATATTCTTGAATACATTAAACATAATCGTGAGATTGACTTAAGAAACAAGTTACGTGAATTATTGACAGATCTTTTAATTGGAGGCTGTTGCTATTATAGAGTAAAACCTTCTGGAGGAAAAGATAATTTGTGTTTAGATATTCTCAATCCTCTAGATACGTTTATTGAAAGAAATCCAAATTCGTTTTTCTTAAATAAATCTCGTCGTGCTGTAATCAGACGTTGATTAACTAAAGATGAGGTTTTAGAAGAATTTGGAGAAGATTTAACAAATAGTGCCATTAGCAAACTTGAAGATTATTTTTCAGACGTACATCACGGAGAAACTACATATGATTATGTAGTAGTAAATCAACAAATGGATTATCTTTTAGAAGATGGAACTAAAGCTACTGGTCCAACACCAGGAATTCTAGCTGGCTTAGAAGTACATCCTTTATATCCACATGTTGAAGATGAATGAGCCTCTCCGATCAGTAATAGATTAATTCCAGTTTACGAATGTCAATGATTAGAGTTTGATCGTGATAAAAACCGTTCTGTATTACATGAGGGTGTTAAAATAGGTGGTGAAATCTTTATAACTAACGGAGAACCAGATTATTATATTAGAAGTAAGACTAATAGTCGTTCTTGTAATTTAAACATAAACGGAATGTTTTTTAATGATAAAAATGGACAACCATTTAGTTTAATTCAGGCAACAATGGATCTTCAAGATAGATATGATCTTCTTACTTATTATAGGGATAATCTTATTGCTACTTCTGGAACAATTGGTGATTGGGTTGATGCTGCTAGCCTTCCTGCGTTTTTAGGAGTAGAAATGCCTGAAAGAATACAAAAGTGAATTGCATATAAAAAGAATGGTGTTGCATGATACGATTCTTCGCAAGAAGGTGCTCAATTAATTAATACTACTTTTAATGGCTACGATGATACAATTAAAGCTCAGGCAATTCAAGCTATTCAATTAGCAATTGATAGTATTGAACAACAGGCTTCTGCAATATCTGGAGTATTCCAGCAAAAACTTGGGCAAATTCAAGAAAGAGAAGCTGCTTCTAATGTTAAAGTTGGAATTCATCAATCCACTCTTCTTACTAAACAATATTTCCATGCCATGGATTTGATGCAGAGAGAAGCTTGTTATGACTTACTCAATCTTGCAAAATATGTATTCAAGAATGGACTTACTGGTACGATTGTTTTGGGAGAACGACTAGTAAAAACATTTACAGCTCTTCCTGAACATTTTACTATGACAGATTATGATATTCATATTGCTGATAGTTCTGAAGCATACACGAAACTTCAAACAGCTCAGCAAATGAACTTTGAATTAATTAAAGGTGGATTGGTAGATGCTGAAATGGCATTTGATATCTTAGATGCAAAGAGTCTTACTGAAATGAAGAGACGTCTTACATTTGCTATTAGAAATAAGAAAGCTGAAAACAATATGTTGGAGCAATTACAACAGCAAGTTCAGCAATACGAATCCAATCTTAAACAAGATCAGAAAACTATATCTGATCTACAGAATGAAATCCAACGTCTGCAATCTCAGGTTGAGGCTGCTGCTCAAGCTAAGATACAGATCGAACAGAAGAAAGTCGAGATTCAAGAAAAAGAAGCTATTGATCAAAAGAATTACAATGATAAACTCATTGAAGTTAAAGAAAAACAGGTCGATGCTGAGATTATGCAGATGTGAGATGGCAATCCTTATAACAATGAAATACGGGATGTATAATGGGAAATTTTAATCAAGACATATACATGAAGGGGTGTCGCTTAATAACTAGTATGTGTGGCGACACCTCCAATATGTATCAATTCATATTCAATCCTGACACAGCGGAATTTTCCGATATATATGCCTATGGTGCAGGATTGGAATTCGAAATTGAAGAGGATGGTGCGCATACAGTAGTTACAATACAAAACGAAGATGCTGAACTAATAGATGGAAAACTTAAATTAGCAAATGGAGAAATCTATAGTGCTGAAGATATTGCCTCTATTATAAGTGATGATCATTTTTATAACGGATTGTATATAGGTGTATACGACATCGATGAAACATTTTCAATATGTAAACTAAAGAGATGTCTAGCTAATTTAGAACTGAAGGTGTTTCAAGAAATGCTCAAGAATTGTGGACAAATTAAATGTAGAAGTAATGAATCTAGATCACAAATAGATTTCTTATTCATTGCAGTTTGATTAATTGAGCATTATTTAGAGTTAGGAAATATAGAAAAAGCTAAAGCTATTTACGAACGCATAAAAGGTTGTGGTAATCTTTGCCAGGATCTTCTTAAAGATAAAAGGAGTTGTGGTTGCGATGGATAATATGCTTGAAACTATTTACAATATATTTATGAGTAAGTTAAAAGATCTAGAAATGGGACATGTACTTAAAGACTCAGATTTATGTGAGATTTTAAGTATAATTCATGCCTATGAACTAATAGATAATAATATAATTAGTACAAAAGAACAAAAACAAATTATTGAATATTATGGCGAAATTTAGAGTAAAAAATGCCGCACTTTCAAGCGATTCTTCAGTGAACGCTCCTACTTTTCGTTTTATGCCGTTTGAACCGAATAAACGTCTTGAAAACAATTCAACAAACATTGATTTCATAACAGATGGCAAATCTCTTTACGTTTGCGCTATAGATGGAGGCGTAACTAGAGATACAATTGGAGAAAGTTCAAACGTTCTTTTAAAAATCGTAAGCCAAGGCGAACGCGGTAGAGACGGCGATGCTGGCAAAGACGGCGAAGCTGGTGCTGTTCCAGAAATTGGAGCAGAATATATCGATCTTGGTGGCGAAAAAAAGTTGGCATTAACTGTTGGAGGAAAGCGTAAGGCTATGACAGGTGATCTTACACCACCTGTATATGTTCCTGTTCTAGAAGACGACAGATATCTTACATGGGAATGGAGTAATCAAGATCCTGCTGTAATCGATCTAATGAAACTTCGTCCTTTACATGATCGTCCTATTTTACTAAGAACTAACTCTGATAATACTAAACGTGAAGCAGAATCTTGTGGACCAGCTAATTTCATTCAGTGGAAATATGAAGGTGATGAATATTGAACTAATCTTATTTCTATTCAAGAGTTGATGAATCTTGCGTTTGCAGGAATGGCTACATGGGAAGCTAGCGACGGTAAATGGCACTTTGGATACAAAGAAGTTTTAAAAGCTACATATGATAGCAATAAAGCTGGACGTAGAATTATCAGCAGAGTAGAACTCGGTGATGTTTTATTTGATGCCGGAGAACTTCCGTTAAATGACTATGAAGTAGATATCGAACTAATCAATCAAAGATTAGCTGAATTAGAAAACGCTATTCCTAGTCTTGATGGCTATGCTACAGAAGATTGGGTAAATGCCCAAGGTTTCTTAAAGGATGTTCCTGAAGTAGACGCTTATACAAAGGTACAATCTGACGCAAGATTCCAACCTAAAGGTAATTACGTAAAATCTGTTAATAGCAATCTTCCAGATTCTAATGGAAACGTTGAAATAGAAACAGGTTCGGTAATAGACGCTTATACTAAAACTGAATCAGATGCAAGATATGTTAGAGGAATTAAAGTAAATGATGGAAATGTAAATTCTCCAGATGCAAACGGCATTGTAAATCTTACTGTAAGTGGTGGAGATCCAATAGAAGGCGTTGTTAAATCTCTTACTATAGACGGAGATGTAAAGAATCCTGATAGTAATGGAAACATTTCTTTCTCTTTAGGCAATTTCAACTTATTTAATTTAGAAGCACGTACCATTAATGGTGAACGGCATCTAATTAAGATTGTTAATGGTGTAGAAGAAGATCTTGGTGTATTCGGAACTGGTTCTGGAGAGGGTTGTGAAAGATGCTGAAGCGAAGATGATATTTTGGAACTTATAGCAGAAGAAATCGCTAAAATTCCTGAAATTGATCTTTCTGGATTTTATAGAAAAGCAGAGGTTGATGTTTTAATTCAGAATCTTCAAAATCAAATTAATGCATTAATAGAAGATGATCCTACTATTGTAGCAATTTCTTTTATTAGTACTACAATTTATACAAGAACTGATGATACTACTGCACCTCCTGTTCAAACTAGCTTTGTTGGAGAACATATAGGATTGGATGAATCTGGAGATGTATCTGAAACAGCTCTTGCTGAAAAACTAGAAGATGTTGATAGTATTTGATCAACTTCTCCTGGAAACGGAAACAATTATCTATGGGTTTCTTACGCTCGTGTAAAGATTCCTGATGGAGTATTTACAAGCGATTGAAGTGCACCAGTTCGTTTAACAGGTGTTCCTGGTAGAGATGGTTCTGATGGCTCTGATGGTTTAGACGGAGGAGACATTGAATTTGTATACTATAGAACTCGTGGTGAACAACCTGGAGTATCTAATACAGGTCGTTACTACGATGAAGATACCCAGACTTATTCTGAAGATACTACTGATGCTTCTAAAGATGATTTCTTCCCGAAAGTTGTTTTAGCTGGAGAGACAGTTAGTGATTATTGAAAAGATCATCCTGACGGAATCACTTCTGAATACACTCATGAATGAGTTGCTATTAGAACAAAGAAACGTGGTGGAAGTTGAGGTAGCTTTAGTGTATCTCTATGGTCTCGTTGAGGAGAAGATGGTGTCGATGGAGATGGTGTACAATATATTTACGCGTGATCTGATGAATTCCCTTATACATTTACTGGAGTGAACGATCCTACTTCTTGAGATACCACTAGTGCTGAATATCAATCCAAATACGATGAGTATGTAGAAGGTAACTGGGTAGACGATCCTCAAGGTGTTAGTGCAGATCATCCGTTTGAATGGGTATCTATACGTAAATGAAGACGTGTAAATGGCGTTTATGGATGGCAAGCATATTCTGCACCAGCTCTATGGTCAACGTATGCTGAAAGCGCAACTACAAGAACTATTGTAACACTTGACATCAATAATTCTCAGCAACCTGTTCAAGTAGACGATGAAAATAAAGTAGTTAAAGGTACCGATACAATATTCTTAGATACTGAACTTTTCTCTGAACTACGTACAGACAATGGAATACTACTGGATTGAGGCAAGATTTATATTGGAAGAAATACACAGAACGGTATTGTATTTGATAATGATCCTGCAGTCGTATTTGATTTAAACAGACAAGCTACTATAACAAGCCAGAGTAGTTTGGATGGAAACATTTCAAGAGTTATTAGAAGCGCTTATGGTAGTGAAAACAGACATTATGAATTTGTTATAGGTGTTAGTTTCCCAGCAGATTATGTACTATCTGAACCATATATAATTCCTATTAAAGTTGTAGATAATACAGAAGCGTTTAGTGGAATTGACTATCTCAAATTCAATCCTATATATTCTGAAAAACTAGTTACTTTAAACAGTATATCTAGACACGGTGTGATAAAGAAAGCTTCTAAAGAAGCTGTGTTATATGATCCAAACAGCATTGATATACAAGGCGCAATATATACGGATTATAGTTTTGATACTGTAAGTAAATTTACATATAGTTATCAATTTGATAATAATACAGCGGTTGTATTTGACCAACCTGTTATAGATAAGCAAGCTGTATTACAAGCGAAATCTGCAACGTATTATTTTGATTCTACTGGTCAAGAGATTGCATCTGCTAGTGGTGCTTTTGCAACACTTCGTATCTGAAATTCAGATGATAATCAAATTGAATGAGATGAATGATTAGCATATATGTCAATTAAACTGGACGGAAGTTTGATTGAAGATAAAGTTACGCTCGGAATTGGATATAATAGAGTTTTAACAGATTGAGAAACCTCTTATGTTATTTATCCTGGAAAAGACGGTGCAGATGGACAGAAGGGTGATAAAGGCGATGCTGTTCAGGATGCTTACTTCTTAACTGCAGTTTATAATGAAGGTTCTGGTAACTGGGCAACGTGGTTTGATAATATTAGAAATGGTGTTTCTGGTTATTC